AACTTGCGTAATTGTGCTAATTCTTCGCTTAGGCCAGTAATGTGTTTGCCAATGCCGTCATATGGATTACCACCAGCTTTAATATGTTCTGCTAATGCACGAGCTCCATTTAAATGTTTATGTGGATAACGGAAACGTTCACCGCTTGCGTTCTCAATATAAATTGCCTCAATGTGCATGGTACGGCCAGCTGGAAGATCTGGATTAACTGCTTGGCTGTGTTTAACAACTAAACGTGCCTCTCCTAAATCCTGGTAACTCATACGAGAGGTTCCAAACATTTTATTTTCCATAATAGGGTTCATCGGTTCTTCCTTAGCTTTAGATTGGAAAGCATAATCTCTTTTATCTAGATTGCTTTTTCCAATATTTTTAATATCAAAATTTAATAATCTGTCTTTGGCAAAACGACGGAATCCGCGTATAAACTTATATGCTCCGTGATGTTTGCTGTCTACAATTTCTCTACTGATTTGCACAACAACGCCGTCATCTATGTCTAATGTAATAGCAATAGTGCCCAATACTTTGTCGTTTTCTTTATATTCAAATTCAAAGAACCTGGCTTTGGGAATGTCCTCTTTTTTACTCAAGACATCCCCGTGCTCATCACCCATTTCCACTTCTGGAAATTTGGTTTGTATCTTATCGTACAAATCTAACGCAATTTTATCTAAATTTGATTCCATGTTATATTTATCAGATGTTTGAGGATATGTATATGGGCAAGGGTTCTACCCAATCGTCCTCTAATCCGCCTTCCAAACTTAGGCGGTCAAATACCGCCGGATCCCATTCTGCTAGTACAGCAATCATACGCACGATCAACAATACTGCCGCTACTAGATCGTCATGTTGCCCTTCTTTAGCCTTAAATGTAACGCCTGCGGCAATAAATGTTTTAAGTTCACTGATTAAAGTCTTGCTGTGAATAGTCATCACTTCTTCTTCTACAAAGTATTTTAAACGACTACAGGCGCTTATTTTTGTGCTGTGCGTTGTGTTGAACCCTTTACGGAATTTGCGAACGTGTCCTTTTCTCACAGGTTCACTTAGGAATAATCCAGGAAATGTGTCTTCGCCCAAGTTAGCAATTACAATTAATGCGGCTTCGCCTAGCGTGTTATTTTCCACACTCCAGTAAATGCTGTTACGGAAATCTTCACCTATTTCCGTTTGAATATATCTAATTATATCTCTAAATATTTTAACTTGATCTTGTACGATGGTTAAGTTATGTTGCCACTCGGCACACTGAGTCATACTGGGTAACTCAAATACTTGGATACCTGCATAGTCGCCTCCAGTGCCTAAGCTAGGATCTAAGCCTACAAGATACGTGTTGCCAGCTGTGGGTTTTTTGTACCATCGTACTTGTCCCATTCTAAACAGGGGATCTCGGCCCAGCATTTCAGTTAACTTTAGACTGCTGACTAGTGTTTCATCGTAAATCAAGAATTCGCAACCGTACTCACGACGGAAGCGTTCTTCTCCAATACGACCTAATTCAACACGTTTCCATTCTTCGTCTCGATCCGGATGCTCGTGCCACTCAGCACGAAATCCATGAAAGCCATTGCGCCCCATTTCGTCTAATCTTTCATTGCCAAACTCGTCAAACAAATCTTGGCTTTCTTTCCAAATAGTGGCAAATGTATCTTCGTCACTGTTAGGAGTTGACGTAATAATTGCCTTACCACCAGTTGCTAGTGTTGGGCTGATTGAAGTCCAAAACTCTTCTGCAATATTAGGTTGCACGAATGCAAACTCGTCACAGTATAGTAAGGATATAGACATACCGCGACCAGTATTGCCGGTAGTAGTTGCTGATACAATTCTTGAACCATTTTCAAACTCCATTGAACCTTTGTTGTAGTTTACGACTCCCGCTCTGACAAAATCAGGGCATAGTTCGTATCCATATCGAATACGTTGCATAATTTCCTGTGAGCCTGTGTATTTGTGTGCGGCAACTAATACTGCTTGATCTGGGTGGAACATTGCATACCACAAAAGATATCCAGCGGCACAGGTTGTTTTACCACTTTGTCGCGGCATCATGTTGATGTTAAAGCGATAGTCGTGATAACTATGTAATAATCTTACCTGATAGTCAAAGGGTTCGAATTTCATCTTGCCCTTGGTAGGATGTTGAATGTGGAAGAAGTTCTGGACAAAGTGCATGTACCCTTCAACGGGGTCAGCACACTTGAGCAAGTGTTCTACTTGTTCTTCTGTGAAGGTTTCTTTGGTATGCGCTTTTTTGGTTAAGACGCCGTCAAGTGATTTTGCCATACTGTTATTTACTGAAAAAAATAGGCTCCGAAGAGCCTATTTGGCAAAGTTAAACATTATCTGCTTTTAACTTCTTGATATAATTCGCTTAGACGATTGACTAACGCTTCGCTAAGTGGATTCTCACCGCCATTCATTTTATGTGCTTTAACGCTGGCACGGCCGTCATTTGAACCTAGATTATTAACAAAAGCAGAGTCGTATTCGATTTCGCCACTTCCGCCTTCCATACTGTTTCCGTATTCTTCTTCCATTGCAGGAACTGCGCCTAGCAACACATCTGCATCGTGAGTCTCTGGCTCACCGAACAATGCATCAAGCTCATCGTGTCCGCCGGCATCTGTGGCTGGATTTTCACCGTGTTCAATGTTACGTAGAATTCCCATTAGGTCGCGAATGCCGCCGGGACCGCTGCCGTTCATGCTAACATTCATAGTAACACTGTCAGCTTGTGCTGGTGCATGTGGCATCATAGGAAGTGGCATCATGTCGCCGCACTCTTCGATACTTTCTTCAAAAGGCCTAACACCGTTGATCTTATTCCACTGGTCTGCGTATGCTTGAGCATCTTGTTGAGTACCTTGTTTTACTTCATAGCCTTTTACATTATCTATTACAGAATAATCATTTACACCAGGTTTACCGTCTGGTTTTGGTTGAACAGTAAATCTGGCTTGTGGTACTGGTAGTTCAGATGGCTTTGTGATCTGTGGAGTTTGCGATTGTCTTGCTAAATCTGCAAATTTTGCTTCTGCGTCAGCTGTCCAGGTTGGTTTTTTCCTAGCGCCAAGATCTCCTTGTTTCATAGGAATTTCAGCTTGCGGGTTAGCTATTACGGCTTGGCTATAAGGATTTCCAGCTTCGTCAATTGCTTTAATTTTTTTGTATAAATCTGTAAAGTTCATATTATTTTCCTTTAGCCTTACCAAAAAGACTGGGTTTAACACCGGACACTGATGGTGATAGTTTAGTATGGTTAGATCCAACTGGACTAGTCATTCCTGATTTTTCAGTTATAGTTGGTTGGATATCCTGTGCTTTGCTCTTTGCAGGTTTAGCAAACAATTGATCATTAGTGCCAGTGATTTCTTCTAACCCTCGACTCATTGAACTTAGACCTTTTAGGAAACTCAATTTGTGTTCTTCACCAACTAGATCTTGGAAATTAGAATCCTCGTAATCTGTACCAATTAAATGCTTACCTGTCTTTTCATCATACTGATGATTAATGGCAAGTTCTTGTTCTTCATATTTGCTACGTACACGAAGTTCTGCCATTGCAATTTTTAATTTCTTAGCGACTGCTTCACGAATCTGTGCATTAGTTACTGGATAACTTACTACTACATCAAATACTGTTGCACCAACGTTTTCTAACTTTGGAAAGTCCACTTGTTTTTCTGTAATAGGGCTACTTTTGCCCTGTGAGCAAGATTCAACGTTATAACAAGCTAAGGCTTCTTTAATCTTAGCGGCGCAATCTTTAGGACAATCGCCCGCAATTTTGATCTTAAATTCGTAGACCTTTTTGCTTTCTGTTAAGTATTCTTTAAATGATTTCATGTTATATCCCGATACTATATTTATTTCATTTGCTTGAGTTTTTCCAGCAAACTGTTGCGATCTGTAATGATAACACCATCGCCTTGTATTGTTACACTATCGTCAGTACCATTAGCATCATTATCTAACTTTTGCTTTTTCAGCTGTAAATCAATCATTTTTAGCTTTTTATCTAACTTGGCACTTTTAGCTGTGATAGCATGCCCTAGCATACTGGCCGCAACTTCAAACATACGAGCACTATAACGTGCTTCTACATTCATGCCTAGATCCATGATATCTTCATAGGCATCCTTGGCTTTTTGCGCTAGTTCATCTAATTCAGAATCGCCCAGATCGCCAAGTCCCTTTACCATTGGAAGTGCCGCACTAATTTTATCGTATTCGCTGATATCTCGTAATAATGGCTCAGGAATAGAAACCTGCTTTTTTTCTTCTTGTTTAATAATCTTTTTGCTTTCGGGCAAATTTAAGATTTCTTCTAATTTTTTAGTCATACATTACTTATCATGTTTACATTTGGAATAGATCATTTTCATTTAAGATTCTGAATCGAATTCCTTGTT